CTTCTCCGGCAATAGTGTTAGCGATCTTGAACGTGGCCACTATTCCGTCCTTAGTTACTTCGTGAGACATCAATTTGCCGATAGGACGGGTCCGGTCGTGCTCTAGTAGCAATTTGACTGGCTTCATCTCAATTGAGTCAGCTGCGAAAACAGTTGGCCCGACTGAAGTGTTGCCTTGCTCGTTCCAAGTAACAATAGTGCCGCTAATTGTGCGCTTTACTGTGTCTGCGGCCGTGATGACCATTGGCATATTAATTCTCATTTGGAATTAAGTCCTCTTCTCTTTGAATTTGCTCGACACTCATCGCGCCAATGCGGTTCAAGATTTCATACACTTGTGCTCTCTCTAACGCATTACCGCGCAAAAAGTCATCAAGTGCGAAACGCACCATAACTGGGTTAGGTACGAAATCTGGTAGTGATAGGCGCTCTTCGATTGCCTTAAGTATTGGACGGAGTGAGAAATCAACTAATGAGCGCCGCTCTGATACCGCGTTAGAATAAGTCATTGAAGTAGTTTCGGCGCTCAAGAAGTAAGCAGGGATGCCACAAGCGCGAGCTAATTCCAGCGCGACATATTGGCGAGCCTCTGCAAGCTGTAATGACTTAGGATCAAAACCGAATTCTTTTAAATCTACATCTGCATTGAGAAAAGCCGTTGAACGAGATTGACGAGCTGTTTTCCAAGCGCTGAGTAATGATGAAACTCTTTCAGCAGTTAAATTAGTGCCGTTAGACTTTAAAACCATTGAAGGTGCTGGTTCTTTCGCATAATTGACCGCTGCGTTTTCTAAATACACTGCCGCTGCAATTGTTTTACCTGCGCGGTGCAGTAATCCTTCATCTGGACCATCAAAGCGAATGATGGAGCCGACTCCGATATTTGGCACAGGCTTACCATCAACAGAGTAACCAGTAATCTCAGTAGTATTTGAATTTGTATTAACAGTGACTCTGTCTGGAGCTACGCGAGTCCAGGCTCTAACGCGTCCGCCGTCTGTTGTTGAATACATTTCCAAAACTTGTCCATAACCAACGCCATATAGCCAGATATCTTCTGCAAGCCAGTTATAGATAACAAATCCAGCGACTCGTGGGTCTGGTTGATTAATAACGCGCTGCGGATCTACATAAGCGCCGGTGATGCGATTGAATGTGGTGAGCGGGAGACTGCCGATTGTTCCGCAGATTATGTTTCTGGCTCTTGCGACCGAGGGCACACTCATAGCCAATTGGCGAGTGGTATTAGTAGCGCCGCCAAGAATGTTGTAAATTGAATCGCTGATTTGTACTGGTGTTAATGATGCAGTGACATCTAAAACCTTTTGAGGTTTAGCGGCTTGAACTTCTGGAAAGAAGAAATCTCGAATAGCACCCATTTGGTTAAATTGTAAGGGTGTTGTGCTACAAGATGACTATATCTACGCCTGATGCTGGCTTTGTTGCGAAGTGTGTTGCCATCGCTGAAGCTACCGCCCCACAAATAACCGCGTTAGATACTTTACGCCCCATTACCCAGCCGCCATCGCCGAAAGGGAGCTTCACGGCGGCTAGGCATTGGCGGGTCAGCTCTTCTTGTCCAGAATGAGCCAACCGCTGGGATGAGATTGCACCGAGTAACTCATCGCAGCTTTGCGCATAGTCAAGACCATCAATAGGTTCAGTCCGAATTCCAGCTGGTGCTAATCGCGCTGCTACCGCTGAGGCCGTCCTAGCTGAATAAGCAATTACTTGAACCGGATACTTGCGTACCCAGTCGGCTAAGTCGTTAGCCAGCGCTTTATCATCTAGGTTTTGAGGATTGTGCCAAGTTTGTAGCAATATGACTTGAAATCTATCGCCCTCAAGTCTTTGACTAGCTACTAACGCGGCTTGTTTTCTATCTGGACTGAGATCAATAGCCAACCAAGTATCTTCTTCAGGGTTGAGCCGAAGCCCCTCAACTTTACAGCTCTCCCACTGTGACGGATTGATAACTGGGTTTATGGTATCGACCCATTGACATAAAACTTCGGTGCGAACAATATCTTCGGGGTCTGACAGCACTGCTCGGATATTGTCTGGATGAACTGTGTAGCCGAGTGACGGATTAGCTTGGCAGACACCTAGCCAAAAGTCTGGCGAGTTATCGAATTTAATTCCGTTAGGTGCTGACCACTCGAACCAACCAATGTCATCAGTCCCCCCGTGAATAGCGGCTAACGCTCTTTCTCGGAGTTTGTTTAGGACTATCGAGTGTTGATCTCCCGCGTTTGAATAAACCCATATTTGAGGATTTGGGCTAGCCATTTGGGTATATCGCAAGGCAGACCACACATCTTCGTCTTTATACTCGCGAGCTTCGTCTAGATGGATAGTTTCCGGGGCTGCGATACCGCGACCAGCTGAGTTATTAGCTCTTACGATATATCGGCGGCCTTCTGTGAATTGAAGCTCTTGAAAACCTTTGCTTTCTAACTTTTTAGTAAATTCGGCAGCTAGTCGGGGAGTCTGCTCGATAATTCCATATATTTTGTAAAACAATTCTGCTGAGGTAGTTAGCTTGTGAGCTGTATGGACTTGCAGTTTCTCTTTCAAAACGTAGATCCTAAACAGAATTTGAAGAGCCATAAACGTAGATTTGCCCTGTTGCCGAGCGCAAAGCAAGGTCACAACCGGGTGTGCCCATCGTCCGTCTGGCTTGTACTTTAGCGAGTGATGAGCCAGCCATTGTTGCCAGGGAAGCAACTCATAGCCGATTTCCTCGCAAAACTTAATCATTTGCTCTCCGTGAGAGGGGTAATCGATCAATTTGGTGTGAATACGCGGGTTTGGCACACCCCGGTAAGCCGATTCGTCCCTAACTCGGGCAATCTCGGTCGATTCACTCATAAAAATCCATTTTACTCCAAATAATGTTTGGCCGAGCCATTTTCAGGGAAAATCTTCCCAATGGGGGTCGTGGGTTTCCGACCGCTGTCAAAAAAGGTGGGGGCTATGCGGTCGCGCTTACCACTGTTGCATTTGATGCAGGCTGCAACCATATTGGTGGCTTCATCTGTGCCCCCCTTGCTGATGGGTATCAAGTGATCCACTGTGTTGGCCTCTTGTCCGCAGTAATGGCAAGTGAAATAATCGCGTTGTAATACCTCAGCTCTTACTCGCTTGTAATACGCTGAATGATAACGCTTATTATTAGCCACTAATGCCAACCCTTACGCTCTAAGTGAGCCAGTGCTTTGCAGCTGTCCCCGTAGCGATGGGAAATGTATTTAATAGAAGCCTTTATTTGTCCTTGAGGACTAAGGTCTCTATACCAAGTGGAACGCATCTGACCAAGACCATAGTGAGATCCATTAACTGCTTTGTAATTCCATCTACTCTCTTTATAAATCAACCAATTAAAGCACTCAAATTCTTTCCAGCTTAAAAGGTTGTATGCATAAAGCTTTAGATTCATATTAGCTTTTGATGGTATTTGATTATTTATTGTAATTATCGCTGCCAGAAGCGTCGTAGCCATCAGGCGGAGACAATAGCTCCCCCCGACACTTCGCCTAGGGCCAGCTCCCGCGCCCGCTCGTAGCGAGAGTGTAACTGCCTTGTCAAGTCGCTTACGCATAGATTATTTACCTATCTCACTATTTGGACAAGAATATATGCTATTAACCCTCTAACTCCAATATCTCCTTAACATCTAGCTCATTACGCTTTAGGCCTATTAAAGCATCTCTAAGGATGGCTCTGCCCTCGCCGTGGAATTTAGTGGTCAGATACGGCTCAGCTAACGAGCCTTCTAACCAATCAACCACCTCACCATTTGGATCAATAACTACGTCATCCTGATAGTTAAATTTATCCAATATGGCCTCTAGGGAGGTTGGACGTATGGTTTCGATAACTTCACTAGGGTAATACGCCTTAAACCACTCTAAAGCCTTCCTATCGCTTTTAATGACCCATTTGAACTTAGGCTTAGTGGTGGTTATGTAGGCAACCACTTCATCACCTAGTTCAGCTTTTACCCTGTCTGCTCCTAGCTCGTCCATCTGGACTTTTAGCTCGGCTCTTAGCTCGTCCTTTAGTTTCTTGGCCTGATCTGCTAATAGGCTTATTGCCGCTAGCTTTAGGCTTAGGTCTTTTATTGTCATTCTGCTCCCTTTCTTGGTGTCTCTTTAATCGTATTTCTAATGAGTCCAAATGAACGCCCATATCCCGGGCAATAAACTCTTTGGAGAAGCCCCACTCCATCATTTGGTAAATGTATTTAATGGAGTGGATTCTTCTCTTTATTTGTCGTTCTTCCACCGGTGGTCTTTCCATATTGAAATGGTAATAGTTTGTCCTTGTGTCAGATAATAAAGAATTGCTTCAATTGGGTCGGAATCAGAGACGCAATTATCCACCTCGATACAAAATTCCATTTGTTGAAGTTCTTTAATCATTTGTTCAACGCTTTCCATCTTTACCTGCCCATCCGTTACCTTTGAAATGAACTGGGTTGGCAGTATAAATGCGTTTCAAGGGTGAGCCGCAGTGACACACCATCGTCTGATTTGATGCCTCAATACTTAGCCATATCTCCCATTGGTCATCACAATATGAGCAATAGAAATCATATGTCGGCATCTAGGAACCTCTCTAGCGTTGCGCCACCTGTCCAGTATCGCTGTTTAATGCGCTCTTGGCCAGCAGCTATAAGACAGATACGGCACTTGGCCGCTTTCATCTTGTAGTTCCCGCATTGGTCGCAGCGAGTGATTTCATCCTCTTTACTGGCTACTCTCTCTGCTGGCTCAATTAATCGCATCTCAAAGCAATTCTGACATTCCATTAACCAGACTTCTTGTCCCTCGTTTATCTCTGAGGCGTATCGTCTGATTTCCCTATGTGCGGTTACTTTCTTGCATTGGCCGCACTTGAAGGGGTGCATTTCTAATGTCACTTCTGGAATACCCAACTGCCATCTGATCCGATGCGCATCCACTTAGCCGAACATTGAGCGGCTTTATCGCGCTCAGGGCAGACCCAACCTCGATATTCCTTGCCCTCTTTTGTGCCAGACTTAAGAATCATTGGTCCGTGGTTGCAGAGTGGGATTTCATCAACTATTTCAGCGCCTAACTTGTCGGCTACTTCGCTAACATCCCAAACGATTGGGTCGGGGTCATTTGGTCTTTGTTCTTTTACAAACTCGGCCAGTTTCGGGTTGAGCGTCTGAATTGGTTTTTTAGGTGTTGAGTTTGGTTTAGCAAAAAAGCCAGCGAGATTGAGGCTTCGTCCCAAACTGCCCGTCTCTGCAAGTTCCAAAGCATATTGTTTCGATTTTGACTCCGAGCTAAGTCCCGTAGTCCAAGGCGCAGCATCCGCCTCAGTACGATAAAGCTCAGTTTTAACAATATAGACGTCACAATTAGGAGTAAGCGACTCCTCAAGGACGTGAGTTTTAATGCGATAGTCTGGATAAGCATTTATGAACTCCTTTAAGCGGTCTTGCACTGAAACATAATCATCAAGGTAATTCGACATCTAATTTCTCCCGTCCTGCGAATTGATCTATCGCATAAGTTAATTGTTCTCTTAATGACCAAAACGTTCCGTCTGGCCAGTTTTGCGCCTCATTAGCACAAGCTTGGCAATAAAACCGCACCTGCGTCCTTCGGTTAGGTGTCTCGCTTTGGACTTTCCAGACCGCTGGCACTTGTGCTTTCAAATGCCAAGAGCCGTCTTTTAATTGTCCCCAACGAGATTTGCAGTAATCACACCATTGATGATGGTTAGTATTGCGAGTCAGACTCAACGTCGTCCCAATCTTCTGGACTCGAAAATCTGCATCTAGCCAAGATAGATCCGTATCCAATGAGATCGAGATACGAATCTTCGCGCTCTGGACTCTCCACCATTCTTGACAGTTTTGTCGCGATAAACACCAGTGCAACGTCAGCTGGGTCTCGGAGCTGAATACCGAGTATTCTCGCGATTTTGTAAATGCGTAATAGATTGTGTCTCGGGTCACCATATTCCATCCCCCGGTCCT